TTCATTGTAAATAAGCTATCTTCATATAAATCTGGCATATCCTCATATTTAATTTTTCCAGTATATAGCTGCTCAATAATATCATGTACATTACCACCAGATACACAATAAATACTATTTGTTCTATCTTCTTTCTTGTGTAGGATGTATTTCAAAAAATATTCCCATCTATCTTGTTTGTAACAATGATACCTTGACCATGACCATAATGTATCAACACCAAATTTGTTACAAATTTCTGTTAATTCTTTACTTGTCTTTCTTGCCAATCTCTTAACTTTCTCCTTTCTGACTCATCATATAAAACACGATGCTTGAGAAGGAAGTTGTATACTTTATTTGGCATATCAGCAGGACTGTCTTTGCTACCTTTCTTAATCAAATCCCAACGATCATATATGTAACTTACTTTTCTAATAGGATAAAATTTATCACATTCCTGCCTAATATGGTTTATATCAATTCCTTCATCTAAAGCCACTACAATTTCTACATTTAAACTAATCAGTATCCTAACTTGTTCTTCTGTAAGCTCACAATTTCCTATTGCAACAGCCGTACCATCTTTTCGTGAATACCTTTTAAGCACCGATTTCTGCGCTTCCAAAACGACTGCATAACCAGCCTCTTGAATTGTTTGATAATTCTCATTTAACCCATATACATTTATTCCTTTTGGATATGTTTTTGATAATTTAAAAAACTTCGGAATATCAAACATCTCATAATTCGGTACAGTAGTTCTCCCACTGATACCTATATATTCATTGTCATCTCCATCCCACTTTCGTTCAGGAATAACAATTCGTTTTCTATCATATGAATATCCAATGTTAAATCTTTTACATGCAAAAGGCATAACGCCTTCACGAACCCAATCAATATATGGTAAATCAGTATATTCTTTCATACATGAATCATCATACACTGGAACATCTTTATCAATTGTGTATCTTTGGCGTTTCACCTTTTTGAAGATTGCTAATGGATCTTTCTTATTATCTTTGTTGTCACTCTTGCTATATGAATATTTCAAACCTAAAATATTGTGGAGATATTTATTAGCTTTCCCAAAAGATATACCCTTTATTGTCATAACCAATGTAAAAATATCTCCACGCCTATTTTCTTCCGAACTTCTAATCGCCACTGATAATGTATCTTTCTTTACACATATAGCAGTTTTATTATTGCCTTGTGGTAAGGCGGCTCTCCATTCAGTAGGATATTCGTGTAGTCCATGACATTCCAACGATAATAAAATCTGTTCTATACAATTATTCTCTATAATGTATTCTTTTAGTTCATCTGCATTAATACACGCTCACCGCCTCCATCACAAAATTATGAAACATTCTTCTTATATTCCCATATATAACCACCAACAGTCTTTCTTTTATGTTGACAACACTTAGTAATACTTCCACGATCCAAGCCAAGTTCTATTGCTGCATCTTTTGTTGATGGGAATATTTTTATAATTTCATTTGTATCTTTATTGATTTGAATAATAGGTTTCTTATTCTTTTCCGCTGTTTTTATTATTGAATCCATTGATGGTTTATACCAACTTCTACTATCAAGAAGTTTTTTAATGCTTTCTTGTGTATGATGTTTCCCATAAAAAGGATTATCTTTTCCTACGCATTTTCCTGCCCTTGAAGCACTAATTTTCTGTAATGTTTCTTCTGTATGTTTTTTACCATACATAGGGTTATTCTCTCCTTGAATGTCTTTCGAATGTTGTTCACACCATTCTTTCGTATGCTTTACACCTGCAACACCATCGCCACCAATTGTAATATTGTATCCAAATTCTCTATTGTTAGATTTCAATTTTTGTATCAATAACTTTTCAAAATTATTAGCTTCTTCTTTTGTTAAATTACTTGCAACAATTTCATGATAGATGTTATCCCATCCATATTTCTGAATTGCATTATAGAAATATTTCTGAGAATAATATCCAAATCCATTTCTCCATCTTTCACAAGGTTCTTTACTTGTAATTCCAACATAATATTTGTTGTTTGGTGTAATATGTATATAAACGCTCCATGCCATATTAATCACCAATCCTGTACAATATTGCAAATACCAAGATCTTTATTTGTATTTGTACTAAAATCAAATTCACTTATAATTTGGAAAGCATCGGTTTGACCAAACCTATTTTTAGGAATAAAAGTAATCATATAATGTTTATCTGGTTTTAACTTAAATGGAATTTTACTTTTACCATTAACTCCATCAAATCTATAACCCACAATCTCATGTTTGCCACCCTCGAATTCATCTTCAAAAGGTCTACGGATCATCAGATTTACACTCATAACATCTACAATACTTTTACCAAGACCAATTTCATTATTTGTTAAATATCTCATTTTGATACTAGCCTTACCAAGCTGATAAGTTACGAATAGCCCAACATTTTTTGCTGTTGGCTTTACAACGTCATATAGTTTAACCATATCTCGTGTCATCGACTTATATATCTCATCAGTCTTTGCATCAAAACTTTCTTTTAAAGTATCAAGAACAAAATATCTAACACCTAAACTTGCATATTTTTTTATCAATTTAATTACAATATTTACTGAATATCTCTCAAGAGGAACTATTGTAATATTTTGTTTCTCTTTTTTGTCTTCAATCCATTCAGCAACTTTTCTGAGCTGTCCCATTGTTTCTTCGTCAAATTTACCATCACGCAATTTGTACTTTGGTAAATCGAATTTAAAGACATTATTAGCAACCCATATAACTAATTCTCTTTGAACTTTTGTCTGATCTTCCTCATTGATAAAAAATACAACCTTTTCATCATAATGAAGAATTGATGGAATAATATAATTCATAGCAGTTGTAGATTTACCAACACCTGAGTTAGCACCAAGACCATAAATATTCCCATCACAATTGAATCCACCTATTTCCTTATTGAGAATGTCACAATTATGTAATGGCAATCCAACGCTTTTGCCAGAATTCAAATCGTCAATAAACTGATTGATTCCTTCGCAAGCATTGTAGGATTCAACGTCTCTTGCAGCATTTACAAAAATGTGATTTATCATTGCTTCATATTCTTCATAAATTTCATCCAATGACATATCACAAAATTCATTAATACGATTGCATACAGGGAAGTTGTTTTTTAACATAACCAGGACAGTTTTCCATTTGTAAAGCTCTTTTACATACCCATCCATATTACTGACATTGACATATTCTTTTGCTTTGTCAATTGTCTCATAACCACCGTAGTCGTCATATTCCTTCTTTAGTTTTGGATGTTTTTCAAGATATAAACCAACAGTCATATCATCTAAAACAGACTTTTTCTCAACAACCAGTAAATCACTAGCGATTTGCCAATAAACACGCCACGTATTTTCACTAAAATCTTCTAATTCCAGTGTATAATCAAAAAATAATTCAGGCTGTTTATATAGAATCGCTACTATATTAGCCTCTGCTATTACTTTATATTCTTTGATTTGCTTTGCTGCTTTTAATACTTCTTCTTGATAAGGCGTTAATTTTTTATTCTCTTTTTTTGTAGTAGCCAATTAATACCTCCTCAGAAAAGTTTTTTCATTCTATCGCTTGTTTCTTTCGTCTTTTTCACATAGCTTGCACTATCATGGTTCTGATTTTCATATTCTACATTTTCAGCTTTTGTTTTTGCTTTTTCTGCTCTCTGCAATCTCAAATATACATCGTTGATTTCAGGTTCAATCATTTTCATAATAAGATTGATTTTATGTTTTTCATCTTTGATTTTCTTTTCATTTTCATGTAAATATGTAACAATTTTTCTCTTACATAACTTAAAAGTACATAAAATTGTGTAATCATCATAATTAGCTTTTGCTTCATGATTATTATTCGCTATATGTTCGCCACGTTTAATACCTTGTAGCTTTAATGCGAGATACTGTGGAAATTTCATATTATCATCGTATTCAAGAATTTCTTTCTTTACATACTCACATAGTTCAATCCACTGCTCGTTATCTTTCTTTTTTACATTTCTCATTTACCAAATCATCCTTTCTTAAAAACTCCAACAGGCAATTAACCTGTCGGAGCATAATTTTAATTAGGCTAACTGTAACTTGGCAAAATCAATTAACTCTGTAAGAGTATCTGGTGACTGCATTTCAAGATTCTTTAATGAAACATCCTTATCCTTCATCTGCTTGTTTACTTTGAGCAAAGCATCTTTATTATCCTTGAGCGACTTTAATACATCTTTAAATTCAGCAGCCAACTCTTCTGCTTTCTCAGCTTTGTCAACCATAGAATCTGTAGAAGTCTTTAAGTCATTCTTGTATGATGTCTCATTTGTCTCAAGATCATGCATTGATTCAAAATAATCCTTCCAAATATCATAAGATGGATTCTCAATAATCTGTCCAACCTTAGTTACATTTGTTCTGTCCTTCTTGACCTTTGCAAAATAACGAACATCCTCACCATTCTCTTCCTTATAGAACTCAAGGATTGTATCATAATCAAATTTAACTGACTTATGCATATCAGGTTTAATGCCAACTAACTTACGGTTGTCGCCTGTTCCTTCATACACTTCTGTTGCCTGTGCAACTGATACAACATGCTTACCCTTTGCAGAGAGATCAATCTTAGCCTGCTGAAGCTTCATGTTAATAATCTTGATACGTCCCCACTGTCTCTGAGAAACTACTGTATCGTCAACATCTCCACCCTTTCTACGAGCTTTCTTCTCTTCAACTTCTGTAGCTCCAACCTGCATTGTTGCATAAAACTTAGTCTCTGAGTCGATATCAAGTGTCTGAATCTCATCCGAATCTACTGCTTCGTCAATATCATCCTCTAAATCATCAAGATCTGATGTGTCGTCTACTAAAATAAGATTGTTGTAAGTCTTACCATTTGCTAATGTAATATCCTTACCTTCATAGTGAGCAATACCTGTCTCTGAGTCGATACATGCAACCTTTGGGAATGTAAGAGCAAACCATGACTTACCAGAACCCTCATAACCATATGCTAAAAATTTTCCACCAATCTTTGCTTCTCTTGCTTTTCTAAATGCCAATTTTTTGTCCTCCTAAAATGTATATATTCTTTTGATAAAATGCTCACCCTGTATTAAACAGGGCAAGCGTATTTTTTTAGTTCATACCTTCAAGCATTGCAAGAAGGTCATCATCTTCTGATGAAGTTTCCTCACTCTCTGAATCTGTATCATTATCTGAACTTGGTTCTGCACCAGCATCAAGTAATGCCTGCTCATAGAAATAAAGATCATCCTCATCATATTTACCATCTTCAAATGCTACAGTAGGCTTTCTATCGTCACCAGTTCCCACATATGTAATGTCAGGCTTTACAATAATCATTCTTCTCTCACGATTGCCATTACCTACTGCAATCTTCTTCTCTGCTTCCTCTTCTGAATACAGTCCCATTTCAATAAGTTCTTTAATATCATCAGGAATATCATCTTCTGTAATATTTACAGTAGATCCACCCTCTACTAAATTACCTGTAACTGTAATCTCAGTAATTTTACCCTTCTTAGGTTTGAAAAATCTCTGAAGCATCTTAGCTGTAATCTCTGGATTCTCATTGATAGCAATTTCAAATGTCTTAGGGTATGTAACATTCTTCTTAACTTCAATCTTCTCTCCGTCAATCTTAGGTTTTCCAACATAGTCAACAACATATGCCGCCAATTCTATAGTACCCTTATCATCATTTTTCTTTCCGATGCTCTTTGAATCAACAAGAATTGTCTGTGAGAATGTAGCCTTGAAATCTGCCTCATCGTCAATTTTTGAAAGTACAATAGATGTAATCTCTTTCTTTGTAGAAACATTGCCTTCATACTCACTGTAACCGATTGTACCCTTTACATTTACAATCATTCCGTCCTCAAGATGCTCATTCAGATACTCTACTGCATCATAAGCTGTGAGGAACTTCTTATATACAGTCTTATCCTTTACATCTTTCTCAACACCAACTGTTAAGAATGAAGAATCTGAAATGCTATCATACAGGGATTCATCAAGACGATCCTCCCACGCAATCTCTACTGACTTACTCTTTCCTGCATCGTCCTTCTCATCCTTACTGTAAGCACGAATTACATTATCCTTATCAGGGAAGAAACCACTTCTCATCTCTGCATATACTGTGTTGCCGTTTCCACAATCAACACCTACATACATACTATTATCTGTCCAACCAGAATCATAACTATTGTTAAGATTGAATGTCTTATCTGTTACTTTTACACGACCAATAAGATTGAATGTTGCCTTACCTTTTTTTAATGCCTTTCTTTCCTTTGTCTTTGCCAAAATTACTTATCCTCCTTAAAATTTAAAAATTTATGTAAATATTGTTAATAAAACAATCTATCTAAACGCCCAAAAAGGACGGAACACAGAAAATAAATTTATGTAAAAATCTATCTTCAACAGTGATTTTTGAGTATAAAAACCCAAGGGTATGCTGTTCTTCCACCCTCACAAATGTTTTCCGCATTTATTTGTTCTCTTGCTTTGTCTCGATTTTTATATAATTTTCGAGACATCTTGTTTTGGAATTTTTTGAACTGAATTGTTCAAGACTGATTAGATATTTTAATTACTTTTTACTTGCTTTCCATAAACATTCTAATATATTAGTTTTGTTTTTATCTTGGAATTTATAGTCCATTTCATAATCTGTAAAACTAATTGTTGCCTTTTTCTTATGCTCAATTTTTCCAGTTATAGAATTCCATTCATCCCAACAAGTAATTTCTATCTTTGCATCATTTAAATTTGAAATATCAATTCCGATATTTGTACTTTCTGATTTGTCTTTAATAGTACCTTTTGCATCTATATGTATATTCTCTAATTTATCAAGAATAATATCTGATAAGTTTATAAGATTCTCTATCTTTCTCACCTCCTCGAAATCCACAGGAAACAGTGATTTCTTGCTATTCTTATATTCTCTGTTTCTTGATATTGATACTGTAAAACCCTTGATTTATAAGGGTTTTCAGCACCTCATTATTGTTATTCTCTAAAAATCATTGAAAATTAGGGATTTTCGCTCGATTTGAGCATTTTTGAAATTTTTGACCTCTGAAACCCTTATAAACACTAGGTTTGCAAAGCCAAAGAAATGTCAGTTTACTTGGCTTTTAATAAAACGGAAATTATTATTTCTAAAACCATTTTCCTCAGTATAATTTAAAATTAAGAAGGAAGAAATAACATAGCCGTTATTTATAAAAACCTCATAAAAATGGAAATCATAATCTTTAAATATCTGCATTATCAAATCTACTTACTAGAAGGAAAAGATTATATAGCCATGAGGTTATTATCTGTGGAGAATGTACTGACTATTTTCAGCCTATAGAATTAAGAAGGAAGTCAGTACATAGCCACTATTTTTAATGTTCATTAGGAAGTTATGAGTTCTAAAAATACTATTGCTCTACCGACTGAGCTACATCCACATTTTGTGAATGACAGGACTCGAACCTGTGACAAATAGTTCCCCAATTTTAGAAGGAAGACCTCATATAGCCTAATGTTTATCTCTTAAATATATTCTCCACTGAATACATCAGTATCAAACGGTGTAATACCCTCATTGACATCAAAGATAATATCTGCATCTTCTTTGTTGTCTACTCTCAAACCTCTTGCTCTGATATGCAACTCAATCAGATCATATAAGTTTGGCTTGCTCATATTTACCATACTATAGCATGTTGCAGCCACACCAAATAAATTACTTTCTACATTATTTCCACCATAATTGCTATGACATCCGTTTAATGATAAATTCATATCACACCATATTACTTCTCTGTTTACACAATCAAAGATTACAAACTGTGCTTTGTGATGCTAAATCCATCTTCTGTTCAACTGTCTTTGGTTCATAAATCTCACCTGATTTAACATCTTCCCTGCTCATCCATCCGAACATTGCGTGTGGCATTTCTGAAAGTTTCTGACCAGTATAGTTATAAATCTGATATACAATATATCTCGCACCATACTTAACGACAGAATCAATATCTACATCAAGGAATTCTGTTACACCATCTCCGTCAACAGAACCACCATTTGTAATATCTCCTGAATGACATGCTTTATATCTATCTGAACGAAGATTTGTATACGAAACATGTTCCATGTAGTTCCAATTTTCATCGAAAATAGCTGCTGATAAATCAAGATCTACTCTACCATTACTCCATCTGTCATTATCATTATCCATGTTTGTCCACCAACAAAACGCTCTCAATGCTTTTGTATTATTCTCAATTTTTAATCTTGAACCTCTGACAATAGTTTTTAACGCCTTACTTGCACTTCTCTGACTGAATGGAACAATATAATTTTTGAACTCTTCTGAAAGATAAACATTTCCAAGAAAATCCTTACTCTTGTAATTCTCAACTAATGCATTCTCACAGATTTTCACAATTGCGTTACAATACTTTTCATCAATATCTGATAATGTATTCTCTATGCAATGACATCTTGCTAAGTTACCTTTTGGAAAGAATACTCTGGATTCTAGCTTATCTGTCCTATGAGCAAAATGTTCTTTCACTTGTAATAAAACAGGTGTAGAAACTTCACTTGCAACATCCTTAAATGTATTGACAACTGCATTTTTATCTATAGCATTTCTTAACAAATGATCAAGTTTTCTTGCAAGTTCTCCTGGTCTTTTTCTCAAAAGCATAAGAGCTGATTTAAAATCTTCTGTCTCAATAGCCTTGGTTACTTTACCAGCAAATGTTTCTATTTTAATTCCATTACGAAGTTTATTAAAAGCTGTAATGACTTTACCAAACTGCTCTGTACTATATTCTGATGGATGAAGTCTTTCACCAACACGAAGCCATCTGTTTTTATATCTCAACATATCTTCTTCGATAGAACCACAATTCTGTAAGAGTTCTAATAATAATCTTCTCTCTTTTCGCTTAAAACTTCTGAATTTTGTATTGGCTGCTAAACTAATATCTTCATCTGACATTGCAGTAATCAATCTCAATACATCGGTAGCCGTTTTGAAAAACTTCTGTATATCCTTTGCTGTTGCTAATGGATAATTCTCTAAATATAATTTTCCAATCAATGCTGCATTTTCTTTTAAAGGAATTTCGTCAGGAAATTCAACCTGTATATTCTTAAAAATCCACTCTAAATCTTCCTTATCTGTCTGTGAGATTGAGGTTTTTGACTGACATAAATTTTTAAAAATATCATAAAGATTTTCCTTTGTACCTAAGTCAATCACTTTTACTTTTGTTTCTTCAAATAGTGGCAATCTCTCATTCTTTTCCTCGTAAGGATATAATGTACCACCAGACCAATAATGAACAATTGCATTGATGAATAAATCAATATAATCAGCTTCCATTACTGATTCAGGAAAATTAGGATACATAGGTTTATATACAACATCTGCTCCAACCAGTTTCTTTAACATAGGAATTAATTCTAAATAGAATTTCTGTAAATCTTCCTTAGTCTGTGTCTGAAGTGTTTCAAACAATTCTTTGGAAAATGTATATCCTAATGCTTCTACATTCTTCATAATCGTAACAATGTACTGATTATTTGGTTCTGTAACATTACCTTTCTCTAAAATCACTTTGTTTTTTCTTCGTAATAAAATCTCGTTCATAGTTTTATTCTCCTTTTTAATGAAATTGGCGATAGTAAAAACTGTATTTTTGTTCTTCAATATATAATAGAAGGAACTATCGCCATAGCCTTGTTTTGTGGAAATAATAAAGTCTAATACCCTTTGTTTCATATCCAAGACATTTATCTCAGATACGAAACACCATCTTCTTGTTTTTGCTTAGAAGGAAGACTTTATATAGCCACATAGTTCTTATTATTTGTAGGAAATTAAAAGTTCTATCATATAAATATTTGAATATTCTTGTTATTAATAGAAGGAAAAACTTTTGTAGCCTACATTTATATAATCCATTAGGAAATCGTCAAAGCTAAAAATATTCGATTAAAAGTCGAATGCTATTAGCATTATAGAAGGAAGCTTTGCTCATAGCCTAATGTTTTTATATCTACTTATATATTCTCCAAATGAAATCGAAATTTACTTTGTTTTTCTCCAACTAATACTGTAATATGATTCATTATACTGAGTACCAGTTTCTACTTTATAACCAAGTCCCTCTAATTTCTTTCGTGTTTCAGGTTTTAAATAACCATCTTCACAGATTGAAAATTTGCCATCTGCAATTGCATCTCTAATCAATTTTGATAACTCTGTTAATTGCTGTGTAGTGCAACTATCAATTGCATTGTTTGTCATTTTATTTGCTTCTGATGCAGACGGAATAACATTCTTTGGTGACTGAACTTCTGGCATAGGAATGTTAGACGCAACTGCATCTTCGCAACAACCTATATCGCTACAGCCTATACAAAATTTATAACTTCTGCTAGTTATTGGATGCTTACAAGTCATTTATTTATTCTCCTTCTAAACCTGTTTGTACGATAGATTTTTTAACTGCTCAGCTGCTTTATTAACAGCAGCTTTACCCATTTCCTTATCCCACACTTCGCCTTTTCTGACTTTCACAAAGAATAAAGCATAGTCTGAGATATTATTCTCTACATCTTTATAAAATTCTTCATCTTCCTCGCCATCTTCAAATTCAGATTTGCACGAATCGAGAATCATTTCTGTCAAAGCAGCTTTCGCAACTTGAATTAAATCATCTGCTGTCTCAGCTTGCTCTTTTGCTGATTCTACTTTTAGTGTTGATCTTTCTGGCACTGAAAAGTAATATAACTGTTTAAACCCTTGCTCTTTTGTGTCTTCGATATGAATTCCAATATATTCTAATGTGAGTACAGTTTTAAGATTTTCTTTAATCTGTTTTGAATTATTTAACTTCATTATTTTACCTCCCAAGGAAACCGATATTTCTTGTCCATTTTGTCACTATATATAGTAGTTTTAATTTATATAGTCACTATATATAGTGTACTATTTTTTAACTTTTCTACATATTGTTATTCGTCAGCCTTCTTATCCTCACCTTTCTGTAATAATGTAACGCCAATTTTTACGATAATATCTGTTCCTGAT